TTGCGTGGGTGTTCAGTACGCCAAACGGAATTGACCCTGACAACTTCTTCTATTCAGCCTGTCAAGAACCCGACTTAGGGTTTCACTCATTCCATGCGCCTACTAGTACAAACCCTTACGTTCCGTTAGATGAGTTAGAACGCGAACGCGAACGCAACCATCCAATGGTGTTCCGTCAAGAGTATCTTGCCGAGTTCGTCGATTGGTCTAATATCGCCCTGCTATCAGCCGAAAAGTTGTTAGTCGACGAGCAGCCAGTAGCCTACCCCAAGAATTGCGATGCGGTGTACGCCATCATGGACACGGCGGTCAAAGGCGGTAAACAGCATGACGGAACGGCTGTGGTGTTTTTCGCGCTCAATGAGTTTGGCATACCGCTAACTATCCTAGATTGGGATATCGTGCAAATTGACGGCGGGCTATTAGAACACTGGATTCCAAGTGTGTTCTATAAGCTAGAAGAGTTAGCTAAGAGCTGTGGGGCAAGATACGGCAGCGCAGGTGTGTTCGTTGAGGACACAGCTACTGGCTCGATCTTGTTACAGCAAGCCAACAATCGCGGATGGAGTATGCGCGGGATTGACAGTAAACTGGTACAAGTTGGCAAAGATGAGCGCGTGGTTAGTATCTCTGGATACTATCATCAAGAATTAGTGAAAATTAGTGATGTTGCGTTTAATAAAACCGTTGGATTTAAGGGCGCCACACGAAATCACTTGTTGACTCAGCTAACCTCGTTTAGACTAGGGGATCCAGACGCTCACAAACGATCAGACGATCTATTGGATGCTACTGTCTACGGAATTGCGCTTGGACTAGGTAACAAACTGGGATTCTAGTGGTATTATGGGCAATATATTTTTGGGAATAATCTATGTCTGACGTGACTATATCAAATACCGGTTTACCTTCCCCACTAATGGATTTCTTGCAGTCTGAAGCAATCGAGCCGGGCAGTCCCGTTGGATATCAGACTTGTAAAGCGATTTTTGAGTATCATCCATTAGCCGCTAAAATTATTGAAAAACCCATCGTATTAGCTTTAGCAAAACCACGCTTAATCGCAATGGATTGCCACCCAAAAGATATGCTCATTAAAGCATTTCATGAAGAGTGGAACAATCTAGACGCTACAAATCTTATTCGCGACGTAACCTTTCTTAAACGTGTGTATGGTGTAGCTGCGATTGTTTATGGCGCCGAAGGGGTTCCAACTGACCAAGAAATTGATCCTTGGAAACTACCTGATTTAAATTTGTATTTTAATAAACTTGACCCGTTAAACCTTGCTGGCTCAACCGTCACCAATCAGAACCCTAACGCGCCAGATTTCCAAAAGCCGCTATCCTACATTACGGCTGCGGGTCAACCATATCATCCAAGTCGTAGCTGTATTGTGTTTAACAATACGCCGATTTATTTAAGCTTCCAGCCATCTGGTTTTGGTTTCACAGGTCGTTCTGTATTCCAACGCGCCCTGTATCCTTTGAAGTCGTTTGTACAGAGCATGGTCACTGATGACCTCGTTACTTTCAAAGCAGGTCTGCTGGTTATTAAGCAAAAACAATCTGGCTCAATCGTTAATCGTTTGATGCAAACTGCGTCAGGAATTAAGCGTAGCTACCTGCAACAAGGCGTTACCGGTAACGTATTGTCTATCGATATCGATGAAGATATCGAGTCTATTGACCTGAACAATACTGATACTGCGATGACTACGGCGCGAGATAATATTATTGCCAATATCGCCGCTGCAACCGACGTGCCAGCCATCTTGCTAAAAGATGAAGCCCTAGCTAATAGCTTTGCAGAAGGTAGCCAAGACGCGATTGCGATCGCTCAATATGTCACAGGTTTACGCAACGATATGCGTACCCTATTTGAGTTCTTTGACAAAATAGTAATGCACCGCGCATGGAACAAACAATTCTTTGAAGCTATTCAGAATAAATATCCTGACATGTACGCAGGAAAAACGTATGAACAAGCGTTCTATGAATGGAAAGATGCGTTTACCCCAACTTGGGATTCCATGATTGAGGAAACCCCAAGCGAGTTGGTTAAGACTGAAGAAGTTAAACTCAAAGGTATGACCGAGATCCTTCGCACCCTATTGCCAGTAGTAAACCCTGAAAACCGCGCCCGCGCGATTCAATGGGCGCAAGACAACCTGTCAGAAATGCCAGAAATGTTCAAATCTTCGATGCAATTGGATATTGAAGAGATTATGGAGTATGAGCCACCTACCCCACTGACTGCCCCAACTGAGCCACCATCCAAGGATTAAGCCGTGACTTTCTATGAAGTCCTTACAGCGGCTATCAACGATTTCATGCGTTTTGGCTTTGATAGCCAAAATAGGCTTGATTATTGGGTAAAAGAGCTAAAAACTGCTGCTGTAAAATCATTAATTACGCCTCAAACACTGCAAAAAGAATTAGAACGCTCTTTGAAAGGTGCTTTTGATCGATTAGTGACCAAAGGTGGGCTAGTAAATAAGGATGTTAGCCGTTTTACGGTAGCCAAACTGACTCCCAAGCTACGAGCTGAACTCGATCGCCGCATCATGGCAAGCGCCAATCTGATTAAATATAACCGCGAAGAGTCAATTAGTAATACTTTGCGTCGATTTGCAGGGTGGGCGACTTCGATCCCAGTGGGCGGAAGCGATGCAGTAGATCGCCAAGAAGAGAAAAAACACATTAAAAAAGAGTTGGGGTTGCTTCCATTTAAGGAACGCCGTGTCATTATTGACCAAACTCACAAGCTAGTAGCCAATATCAATGAGATCGTAGCTATCGATAATGGTGCAATTGCAGCAAAATGGCATAGCAATTGGCGTCAAGCAAACTATGACTATCGTGAAGATCACCGCGAACTAGACGAAAAAATATTTTTAATACGCGGTAGTTGGGCTGCAAAAGATGGTTATGTAAAGCCAAAAAGCGGATATACTAACGATGTGGTCGCACCCGGCGAAGAGGTATATTGCCGGTGCCGGTATAAATATTTATATCGAGTGAGTCAACTGCCCGATGAAATGATTACCCAAAAAGGTAAAGAAGCGTTACAATCCAAGAAAATTTACTAGGGTTTTAACCTATGCCATTTAAGTCGGAAAACCAACGAAAAGCGATGTACGCTGCCGCAGCAGGTAAATCTAATATTGGTATTCCGAAGTCTGTTGGTGAAAAATTCATCAAACATAAAGACGATAATGAAGCTGAAGAGATGGAATGGCTAAATGAGCTATTACTCAAAGAAATGGAAGTAACCGCGCTTAAAGAAGATTCTTTAGTGTCTGCTCCCATGCTATTAGCCCCTGCTGAATATGAAACTGACAGCAATATTGTGGTTCGTAAAGGCGCGTTAAGCCAAGAACTACAAAAACTACAGATTAAAGATATTGGCGAAAAGCTATATCAAGTAGCCCAGCACATTCAAGAAATGAAAAAGGACGACGATTGCGACGAGGAAGTTGTTCCTCGCTTTGGCACCGACGATTCTGAAGCTTGGCAGACTAAAGAAGGTAAAAACAAGAATGGCGGGCTAAATGAAAAAGGTCGCGAGTCCTATAACAAGGAACATGGCGCCCATTTAAAAGCCCCGCAGCCTGAAGGCGGATCTCGTAAAGAGTCTTTCTGCGCCCGCATGAAGGGTATGAAAGCCAAACTTACTTCCGAAAAAACAGCGCACGATCCCGACTCTAGAATCAACAAAGCATTGAAAAAATGGAAATGCGATGCGGATGAAGCGCAGAATCATTTAGAAGAAATGTGCGATGCGTTAATTGAGTATGCACAGACTATTCCAGATGAAGATCCATGTTGGGAAGGCTATACCCAATATGGCATGAAAGAAAAAGACGGTAAAAGCGTACCGAATTGCGTACCAGATTCGATGGAAGTAGTACCTGAAGCCCCAGCCGTAGTCGAACCCGTCGCTAACGATGCGGGCGCTGCTGGACGTTGCGCGGGCATTATGTTTGTTACTAAAGATGAAGAGATTTTGTTGATTCGCCGCGGTAATGGCGGTGATTATCCCGGCACTTGGGCTGTCCCCGGTGGACACCAAAACGAACAAGATAAAAGTTTAGAGGATGCGGCTCGCCGTGAATGTTTTGAAGAAACAGGCTTAAAGTATGAAGGCAAGTTAGAAGTCTTGTTTGATGACGGCGAATTTTGTACTTACATCGCTCGCGATGTAGAAAAAGGCGATGTTAAATTAAATTACGAATCTACTGGGTTCGATTGGTGCAATATTGACAGCCCACCATTCCCGCTTCACCCGGGTATGGAAACAGCGTTTAAAGTAGCGAAAGCCAAAACTGAAACTGATATTGCTGAATTAATCAGTCAAGGTATTTTGGCAAGTCCCCAAATGTACGCCAATATTGCTTTGCTGGCAATTCGTATTACCGGCACTGGACTCGCGTTCCGTTCTAGCATTGGCGAACATGTATGGCGTGATCCATCACTTTATTTAAACGATGAGTTTTTAAAGCGCTGTAATGGCTTGATGGTGATTATGGATCATCCAGAAACACAAGTTTTAACTACCCAAGAGTTTAAAGACCGCGCCGTAGGCAGTATTTTGATGCCTTACATTAAAGGCGATGAAGTTTGGGGTATTGCGAAGATTTACGATCAAGCCGCAATAGATGAAATTTTGGAAGGCGAAGTATCGACTTCCCCAGCAGTTGTTTTTGATGAAACTGCTGGTAACATTACACTTACAACCGAGAATGGCGAGCCACTCTTGATTGAGGGTGTGCCATTCCTTTTGGATCACATAGCAATCGTTACGAAAGCTAGAGGTTCAAAAGGGGTATGGGACAAAGGCGGCGACGCTGCTGGAGTTTTATTAACTAACAATGAGGTGTCTGAAAATGACTGAAAATAAGATTGAGCCAAAGGCAGATGCCCAAGGCGATAAATTAGATGCCATTCTATCTTTGTTGAGTAAAACAATTACTCGCATTGATGAAATGGAAAAAAACCTTCCTGCGCCACCACTAGTAACTGCGGCTGATAAAAAAGCCAAAGCGAAAAAAGATGACGACATGGAAGCTTGTGACGACGATGAAGAAGAAGAAGCCAAAAAGGATGATGACGATATGTCTGAAGCCAAGGCTAAGAAATTCATGATGCGTAAAGCTAAGAAGGATGCAGAAGGTTCCGATCCTAAAGAGCACGGTAAAGCTGGCGAAATCAAACCAGACGACGAAGGCGAAGTTGAACATCCGGGTCACATGGAGTTCAAAAAAGACGACGACGAAGAAGATGACCGTAAAGATGACGACGAAGAAGCTCAGAAGTGCGATGACGAAGAAGCTGCTTATGCTGATTGCCAAGCTAAAGCTGACTCTGTGTACTCTGCTTTCGGTAAATCTGCTTCCCGTCCATTGCAAGGTGAGAGCTTAACTGCTTACCGTAAGCGTATGGTTCGTGGTTTGCAAGCGCATAGCGACGAAATGAAGAATATCAACGTAAACTCAATCAAAGATGAAGCTATGCTTTCTATCGTTGAAAAACGTGTTTATGCTGACGCTCTTGCTGCTTCCCGTGGCACTGGTGCAATTGCTAAAGGTCAACTTATTGCATTGCACAAAAAAGACCAAGCTGGTCGTACCATCACTGAATACCGTGGTGATATGGAAGCATGGTTAGGTGACTTCAAGCTCCCAACACATCGGGTAATGAAGTTTAATACTGAAAATTTTAAGCGCTAAGGATAAGCCATGACCGCACAAATTTCTCTACAACCAATGGTAACAACCAACGCTGCTGGCTTATTTAATACCAACTCCGCTGGTTTTACTCAAGGTGATGCACTCGACGATCCAGCAGTTAAATTCTGGTTGGCTGGTGGCGTTCTTTCAACTTCTGCTACTTCTCCTTTATGGGGCGGAGTTCCAATCGCTGAAACAATTCCAACAGCACAATCAGGCGTTTACTCTGGTGATACACAACCCGGTACTGACACATTAGGCTCTACTGTTATTCAAGCATCTACTGTAGCTGCTCCAACAGGTATTGCCGTGTTTAACCAAGCTTTCCAAGGTATTACAACCCCACAAAGCACAGCACCGTTGTATTCACCCGGCATGTCTGTAAACTTCTACCGTTTTGGTAGCGGCGCTCGTATTCCATTGCCTTGCGATGCTTCTATCGTAGCTTTGGCTGGTAGCTCCATTACTGAAACTGTATATTGGGATACAACTAACCTTCGTTTAACAACAACAGCAACGAGCAACTTTGCAGTACCTTGCAAAATCTTGCGTATCAGCACTTCTGGTAACAAAATTGTTAATTACAATTCTGGTACTGGTAATGCTAACTGGTCTAACACCATCGTTGGTGGCTCATCTGCTGCTCCTGTAGCAGTTGTCCTAATCTAAGAAAGGAATAGATCATGTCAGGATTTGCACCCTCGTATGTAACAGTAAACCCACACTTCATGATGCCTGAGCTGATTATGCAGTACAGTTTGGCTTCTGGTGCGTTTACAACTCTGGCAACAGAGAACCCAATGCCACGCCTTGGTGAAGCTGACCTTTATGTTTATGCTAAAAAGGTTCAGTTGACAACCCAAGTATCAGCTAATCAATCTACGGCTAACCAGTTGCCAAGCGCATCTGTTATCCCTTCGATGATTAGTACTGCTACTTATCGTCTGCAAACCCGCGCTCAGTATGACAACTTCGATGAAGCTGCTACTGGTGCTTGGGGTTATGCACTCCCAGAGGCTCTCCGTTTAGCTGCTCGTCAAGGTATTGCTCAGCAATTGCGTAACGCTCTTCTCTATGGCTACAACCCAGCCAACGGCGAAGGCTTGCTAAATACTTCTGGCGCTACTCGCATCAACTTAGGCGCAGATAGTAACGGTAACACTGGCTATAGCACATGGGATTCTGGTCAATTAGCTCAGTTCTTGCTAAATGCAATCGGTAACTTAAAAACTACTACATTGCAAATTGGTCAACCTTTGCGCTTGGTATTCCTTGCTCCACAACGCTTCATTCAACAAATCTCTTACGGCGGAATCGTTTCATTGACTCAGTTCCAACGTATCGGCGCCGGTGTAGAAACTGCCGCTGGATTGGTTGAAACTGTTGCGTCTTGGGCAGGTGGTGACGATGTAAGTTTCGCTGCTGATGACACACTCATCGGTCAAGGTTACGGCGGTACTGACGCAATCATCTTGATTGCTCCAGAACTCAAGATCCCTAAAGCAAACTCACGCATCAACACCAACGTATTTGCTGAATTGACACCAAATACAACTGCAACATCTTTGATGCTCTGCGACGTAGCTGCACCTACAGAGATTCCTACTCCATTGCCAGACGGTGGTATTACTACCCTCTACACAATGCGTAGCACCTCTGGTTGGGGTATCCGTCCAGAAGGTATGACGATTATTTCGGCTGCCTATTAATAAAATCTCGTGAGGATTTTAACCACCCTACGGGGTGGTTTTTTGCTATCATGTTAGAACCCAAGTGATGCTGGGAACTTTTCTATGGGAAGCCGGGGGTTCAAAAGACCCCGCATCATCGGCTTCCCACCCTTTTGGGAGAAATAAATGGACTTATTTATAGCCAATTGCAGTAAACAAGATTTTTTATTCACTTACATGTTGCCTGAGAATGTCAGACCGTTTTCTCATAAAATCCGGGCTGGAGCGCAAATTAAGTTAGTTCAAGATCAACTTCAAGCTGATGCCATTATTAAGCAGCATGAGCCATACGGAATCATGGAAGTAACTAAAGTTAAAAAAGGCTTTGGTGGACTTTGCTATCGTATTGGAAAGCCAATTAGCGTAGAAGCTATTGAAGCGGGTATTAGCCAATCCGATCAAGAAAATATTGACCGTGCTCAAGAAGCTCGTAGCATCACTGCCGCAGCGCAAGATCAAATCATTTCTTTAAAAGCTCAAGAAATGGGAATTAAGCAAAAAGGCGGAATTGAGTTTGAAGTTACGGAAGATAAAAAGAATGCCGCAGATCAATCTGAAAAATTTGACCAAAAAATTGAGGTAATTCACGAAGGTGAAGCGCCAAAAGGACGTGGTAGACCCAGAAGTAAATAGAAAAGAACTCCCCTCGGGGAGTTTTTTGCTTTAGAATATAGAAAACATTTCTAGGATGGTTCTATGGCTGATCCAATTGTTTCGCCACCTTCATTAACTGGTTTTATCGCATGGGCGCAAGCTGTGATGGGAATACCCACTACCGCTATGTCCCCTACTGATCCCGGTTGGAATTATGCGTATGTCGTTGCGTTAGATATCGTACCAACCGATTTCGCCGCAACCGTACCTGATATTTATACTTTGACAGTTTATAACTGGGCAGGAAGCCAACTATTACAGTTTCAGCAAGATTATCCCGGTCAGACTTATTTCACGCAATTACGCGCTCAGTTCGGCATCAATAACTTTGTTGCTGGTGTAATTAACTCCGCGGGCGACGTAAGCACCAATGAATCGCTTTCTGTAGGTCATGGGTTGCGTGATCTAAGCTTATTAGACTTACAACGTATTAAAGACCCTTACGGGCGCGTAGCGCTGTCATATATGCAACAGCTTGGCACACTTTGGGGCTTGACTTGATTAAGTTGCATCTCGGCGTAATAGACGTTCCTGAATTAGCAGGGGGAACTACTTACACTGTAGGGAAAGACCTCGAACAACGCTACGGCTTATTTTCGATGTTTTATAACGCTCATCAAAAAGATATTGCCGATTTATTGGCTAAAGATGCGGTTATTGGTTTTGATATGATGGAAAAAGGTCTGCCAGTAGCTATAAAAGATGTTTTTGCGGTTAGTGGCGAAGAAATTACCGATAAAATGCACAATTTTTTGACTTCTCAAGAAATTGAACGAACCGCAGGAAAATACGGTGAATATGGCATTCCAACTAAAGCCGCTTTAGAAGGTATTAATACTCGCACGGTAAGCGGTAAAACACCTACCAAAGTGCGAAAAGGTCAAAAATTTAAAAAAGTGATTACAGGTGTTCGCCGTCCATCGTTTATTGATACAGGCATTTTTGAGCGCTCTTTAAAAGGATGGGTTGAATAATGGCATCTGCAATAGAAGCCGCAACAGCAAAACCGCAACTTGGCGCTGGTTTAGCTCAAGGCGTAGAAACTTTATCCGGTAATGAACAAGTCACTTTTACACTTTATGTAAAAATGGTATTGCCTTTGGACGGGTATGTTTTTTGGGTAAACGCTAGTCTTTTAACAGACTCAGCGCTCTATAATGCGTCGCAATATAACAAGCTTTTGTATGACAATTACCCTGAAGGCGTCCCCGCAAGACAGTTAGTTGCTCAAGGTTCATTTCACGTCAACCAAGAAATTCATCAATTGGCTGAAAGAACCACGGTTTATAACCATGTGATTTTTACTTCACTTCAAGAAATTCAAGATTTTAATCTTGTAAACCCTCAATTTTTGTATATAGCCAACTACGATGGCTATAAATACGCTTTTAGCCGCCGCGAAAACTTTTATAAACAGGCTGATTTATACCACTATCGTGGAGATACGCTGTATTCAATCATGAATACACAGGTTATCGATTCCATGACAGGATTCGATACTACCAGCGTAATTGTTTCCAATAGCCTTCCAATCTGGCTAAGTTTGAACCAGTTTTTCCCTATGTATCCATCATACTTAGTGGAGCAAAATTTGCCGCCAGTTTATGCTTCAGTGGATATTAATCCGACTACAGCGATACAAGATTTTCCGCTTTTAGACCCTAATTCAAACCCGTTTCAACTAACTAAAGATATCGTAAAAATTGAACTTTTTGGTGTTCGTAACCAAGAAGCCCTTAATTTTGTGCAATATATCTTAGATTACAGTCGAAATACGGACAATATTGGCTTGATGAATATGCCAATAATGCAGGACGAGAAAGTTACTCAACCTGAAATGGGCATCATAGCCCAAAAGAAAACCATTACTTTTGAAGTTAGCTATTATCAGACCACGGTAAATGACATTGCAAGAAAATTAATTGAACACGCATTTATCACAATTACCCCACATAATAGCTTGCCGTAGTAAAATTTCGTAGTAAGATGTTGTTATCCCTAACTTAGTGTAAAAAAGGAGTTTCAAATGGCAATCGTTACCAATCCAACCGTTCAAAATGGCGCGTTATTGACAGCTCAAGGTCAAAAAGTATTTTTTAACATTACAGCTACCACTGTTGTCAAAACAACAGCAGGTCGTATCGCTAAAATTAGCGTTATTGTCGCCGGTTCTGGCGCTGGTTCTGTTTATGACGCAGCTACAACTGGCGCTGCCGGCGCAGCTAATGAAGTTGCTGTAATTCCTGCAACTGCTGGTGTTGTTAATATTGATTTCCCAGTTTCTAACGGTATTGTTGTAAGCCCCGGTACTGGTCAAACTTTAGCAATTAGCTACATCTAATTAGGGGGCAAAAATGCCAAATATTGTTAATGTCAGTGTTACCCAACAGGTAGCACCTGCGCCGTCTAAGCTGCAACAGACCGGCGCGTTTGTATCGCAAGGTGGAACTACCTTAGCGGCAGGAACAACTCAGCTTTTAACCCAAGTAAGCGATTTAACTAGCATTTTAAGAGGTGCTACAACTATCTCTACTATGGTGTTAAGCGCTGGTACAGTCACTGTTACAACAGCAACTCCACACGGTATCCCAACTGGCGATATTGTTGAAGTCATTATCGCTGGCGTAATCCCAACTGCATATAACGGAACAGTTAACGCAACTTCTACTGGTACTAATACATTTACCTATGTATTAGCAGGATCACCCGGCGTTGTAACAACTCAAGGTGTCGTAACTTTGGAAGATGTTCAAGAATTAGTAGCGATGACTACAACATTCTTTGCCCAAGGCGCTAACCAAGCAGTTTATATTCTTGAATTAGGTGTAGGTACACCAGCGCAAGGCGTTACCGCTTTAAACGCATATATCGTAAGTCCAACCATTCGCTTTTACAGCTATCTGTTACCAAAAACTTGGGATACAGAACCAACTGCATGGGCTATGGCTAACACCTATACAGGTACTACTGCTCAGTTATATTTTTATGTAACTACAACAATTGCAACCTATACTAACTGGGAAACTTATAAGTCAGTATTTGCAACAGTTCAAAGCCCAAGCGCACCTGTAACTGAATTTAGCGCCGCAGCTATTTTCTGGACTACTTTAAGCTATAACCCAAGCGCAAGCAATTTAGCTCATCCATTAGCATTTACTTTTGTTTATGCAGTTACCCCTTATGTTTTAACTAACACTTTACAGACCCAATTAAAAGCCGCTGGCGTTAACTGGATCGGTACAGGTGCAGAAGGCGGTATTAGCAATAAAGTAATCTTCTGGGGAACCTTCATGGATCTAAATCCATTTAACTACTGGTATTCAGTAGATTGGATGGCGATCAATGTTGAGCTTTCTTTAGCTAACGCAATTATTAACGGTAGCAATTTGCCGACTAATCCTTTGTACTATAACCAAGCTGGTATTAATACACTGCAAAAAGTCGCACAAGCCACCACTAATAACGGTATCGCTTTTGGTTTGGTTTTATCTCCTGCAACAGTTCAAGCTGTTCCGTTTACAACTTACGTTGCTCAACACCCCGGTGATTATGCAACTGGAACATATAACGGTTTAAGTTTAACTTTCGTACCAGCAAGAGGTTTCACACAAATCACTATTTACTTAACCGCATCTAACATTCCAGTCTAGGAGTAAATAATGGCTAATCCTCAAATTCAACAAGGCACATTAAATAGACTACTAGCGAGTGTTGTTTACGCCGACTATACCCAACTAAACGTGACTTCTGGCTATTTGGCTAGAGAAGCAATTAGTTTGGCTTTTGATGGTGACACATCTTTACTTATTGGCACTTTAACTGGCGCAGTAACCAGCCCAGAGCCATATATTTATGGAACCGTTACTATGCACTTACTAAGAACGCAAGCTCTTGGTAACGCTTATAAGACACAAATTGAAACAGCCACTACTTTAGGTTCTGTAACGGTTTATCCAGACACTCAAGTATTGTCCCCGTTTCAGTTAAATAACTGTGTTTTAATGAGCGTTCAAGAAACTTCGTTTGATGGTACTCAAGCTGGCTTAATTGTTCGCTTGCGCGGTGTCTATAACATTAACTCTACTATGTATTCAGCTTCCTAATGAAAGGCTAAAAATTGAAAATCGATCGTAATCTGTCCCTTGTGATGCAGGTGCAGACTGAGAAAAATGGTTTAGTTCATATTCACTCCACTTCTATCAGTCGATCTGTATTTGAACAATTTTATTTAGAATTAGGAAAAGTATTTAGTCAGTGTTTTGATAGTATTAATCAAGCGCATTTAGCTTTATCCGCACCCCAACTAGCTTACCCAGCCTTAAAGTCAATTGCGACTAAGGCGGGTAACTGGGACGGGGCAGGTGGAGTTAAATTCGGATTGGTAAACGAAATTATTCGTTTAACCAATGTAGCAATAAGTACCGAACATGGATGGGAAACTATTCCGTTTGATACGGCAGTAAAAAAAGAAATTTTAAATGAGGATGAAGAAGCAGAAGCTTTAAGCTCATTAATTTTTTTTACAGCAATCTCCAAGGTTGCACCGAAAGACTTGAAAAATTCTTTCTTGGAGATGGCAGGTGCGTTGCGAAACTGGGAACTTACGTTCTCGGACTGTACGGAGTACATGAATGGTTTGCCGATATTGACCAAAAAAGAAACTACTGGCAAGAAGGCGAAGGGATCATCCATAGTATCCTAGACTATATTACTTACATAAATTTTGGCGAGTTTATGAAAGAAATAGGGTTTAAATGGGAAGATGCTTCAGAATATCGCCAACGGTACTTAATTAGGGCTATTAAATCTAAAAGTTTATTTTAATTACTAGGAACACAACATGACAGTAAAATCAGTAATTGAAATAGATGTATTAGACGAAAAATTTAAAGCGTTTCAAGCCGCTTTTGAAAAGTATAAAAAGTCTGTTGACGAACAATCCAAAAAATGGAAAGAAGTTAACAAGACATTAGAAGAAGCCGAAAAACGTCAAAAAGCTTTTAATAAAGCAATTTCTGATGGCGGTCAATCGTTAAAGAACGCTGTAGGTCATACAGCTTCAATTGCGTCAAATATGGCTTCTGCTGCGCTTTCCGCAGCTAAATGGCTTACCTACAGTGCAATCGGCGGCGGGTTTGGTCTTGGTGGGTTAGCTGCTGGTGCAAGTAATTTGCGTAGAGAGGCTACTGGGCTTGGCGTTAATACGTCACAATTGCGAGCCGCTAGAACTTATGGCGAACCCTACCTTGGCGGTATTGAAGGTGTAATGGCTAACATTCAAAGGTTACAAACTACACTTACTGAGCAATACAAAGTTGGCATTTTAGGCGGAAACCTAAACAAAAACGCTTTCCAAAATCTTCCAGATATCCTTACTAAAGCTAGAGAAGCTGTAAAAGCCTCTGGCGGAAATGTTGATGTAGCTCGAGCATTAACGCCCGGCTTACAAGATGTGATGAGTGAGGAACAATTACAAACTGTTGGAAACATGAAACCCGAAGAGTTTGCAAGGTTGATTTCTTCTTTAAGAACAGGGGATAAAAACTTTGCTGTAGATGAATCAAAATACGAATCTTTTAGACAGTTTTGGGTAAAAATTAAAGAAGCTGGAAATGTCATTGAAAATTCTTTAATTAAAAACTTAGACAAATTAACAGAACCTTTAGGCAAATTAACTCAAGCTATTGCAACCGCTTTAGACGCTTTTTTAAGCAGTAAAAAAACTCAACAAGCGCTTGAAGATTTTGCAGACTATTTATCTTCGCCTAAATTAAAAGAAGATGTTCAAGTATTTTTGACTGCACTTGAAAGATTAGGTGAAGCTACTTATAACGCAGCCGTATTTTTTGGTTTAGTTGATAAGAAAAATCAAGTAACGCCGCAAGATATAGACAAAACTAAAAAAGAAGTACCTTGGTGGATGCCCGATTATGCTGTTAAAGGCGCCGCACAAAGCAGTAAAGATAGCAACGCTGCAATCTTGCAAGGTGTTAACGAAAAATTAGCCGCCTCTATTAAAATGGCGGATTTAACTCCTATTAGCGGACAACGAACTTTAGCGCAAGAAGAAGCATTAAAGAAATATCAAATAAACGGACAGTGGTATACCGCAGAAGGTAGACCTGTTGCTGGCGCTGGAAGTCACCATATAAGTGGCAACGCTGTGGATGTGTCAATGTATAGCTTAAAACAATTTCTATCTAAGCATACTGAAGATGAACTTAAAGAAACTTATAACTTATATAGACCATTAGGCGCTAAAGACCCTAATCATCTTGAATTATTTAACCCTAATAGAACAGATATTTATGTTAATACCGGCGATGGCGTAAGTCAGAAAGCCGCAACAATGGCAGGAAAACAAAGGTAATAACTATGGCTTCTTTTGGACAGACCGCATTCTCCGCCGCTTTTGAAATAGCCCCTATTTGGCTAGTAGGCGGACTTGCTGATTATTTAGGTGGATTCGCACCTGTTACTTTAATAACAGAAATATTAGACATACCCGGTATTGAAAACGGTGAGTTTTTTGCTCATTACAAACCATTACCCGGAAGCACATTGGCTAAATGGCAAGTAGCTGAATATCCGTTTGCTAACTTTGCTACAGCCGCAAACGCGGTAGTTCAACAGCCTTTAGATATCAGCATGCTAATGGTTTGCCCTGCTCAAACTCACGGCGGCTTAATTATTAAACAAGCGATTTTGACTGCGTTGCAATTTGGTATTCAAAAACATATTAGCACTGGCGGCACTTTTACCGTATTAACCCCTGCTTTTGCTTATGCAAATTGTTTATTAACCTCAATTAGGGATATAAGCCCACCGGGGGATAAACAAGTGCAATTCATGTATCAATGGGATTTTACGCAACCATTAATTACTTCTTCTCAATCGCAATCCATTTTAGGGTCGTTGATGAATAAAGTATCTAATGGATTACCAAGCACGGCTACTTGGACACAAACGCCAACTCCGCAAATTCCTACAGATATTAATTACTACGCGGATTAATCATGACAACATTAATTAGATTTAATCCTACTCCGTTCGCTAATTTTCAATTTAATCCAACTTTAGACGGAGTAAATTACGTTGGAATTTGCACATGGAATCTTTACGGACAAAGATACTACGTCAATATTTATGACAACAATAGTAATTTAATTTTTTCAAGACCATTGACAGCTTCACCAGATAATTACGACATTAATTTGGCGTTTGGGTATTTTCAAACTTCAACTCTAGTCTACAGAGCTAGTAGCAACAATATTGAAATAAACCCATAAAATGCGTTTTTACGACATTACTATTACTCCGCCGTTACAAGACCCAACTCGTTTTAAAGCGTTTAGCTATAGCTCGCAATCAGGATTAGGCGATGATAACTATTCAGCCTTACGCGTGGATTTAGATATTTTTCAAAATGCTTACCATCAATACGCGTCTAATGGGTTTATTAAAGTTTGGGGTATTGATTTAAAAGCTTTAGGGCAAGTAGCCAACTTAAACCCTACTATTTCCGCTGACGGTAAAACCGTTCAACTTTGCGGAATTATTGTTCAAATAGGTATGTCTAAGGGTTTACCCTACGCTAACCCTAAACAACGCGGTGTCGTCGTGCAAGGTGCAATTTTGCAAGCTTTTGCAAATTGGCAAGGCACTGAAGTTTGTTTAGATTTGGTAGTTGTGCCGGGCTATGTGGATCCAAACGCCCTTAAAAATATTACTTTTAATTGGAAAAAAGGCACTGAATTAACCGACGCAGTAAAACAAGCATTACAAAACGCTTACCCTACTACACCTATTACAGGTTCTTTTAGTACAGGTCTTGTATATACAGAAGATGCACCGTCCCAGCATTTTGATTTATTAAGCCTCTCTGCCAAAATTAACCAAGCAAGTAGAACTATTAAAAAAGACCCCAAATATACGGGTGCAATAATTACGTCCACCGCTAAAGGGTTTTTCTTAACAGATTCTGCCATTACGCCCGCCGCCACAAAAGAAATTGCTTTTACAGATGTTATTGGCAATTTAACTTGGCTTGGAATTAACACTATTTCAGCTAAAGTAGTTATGCGCGGCGATTTGAATATTGGTGATTACATATCGTTTCAACCGGGTATCCCCGTACTGAACGTAGTAAATAACAACTCTCAATATCGCAATAAGATAGCTTTTAACGGCACTTTTTTTATTACAAAAATTCACCATGTTGGCAGCAGTCGATCGCCTGATGGTAACGCTTGGGTTACTATTATCGAAGCAATTATTCCTAATACACCGATAAACCAGATATGAGCGCCGAACAAAAAACCCCCTTTGCGGTATCGATATCAAACCTTATTCAAAGTAAGCTTGAGGAAAATCAACAAGCTTTTGGATTTCAGCTTCCTTGCCGAGTTACTGCGGTTAATGGGTCGATTGTTACGGTTAACTTTGAAATCGACACTGGCGGGGAGTTTACTTTCCCTCCCGTTACTTGCCCTATTGCTCAAAGCACTTATGTACGATTACCCGTACAAGTTGGCGATTATGGGGTTTGCCTCGCTGCGGATGCGCGATTAGGGGGTGTTACTGGGCTTGGGACAGGGTTAGCCCCACTTGATCTTCCTTTTAACCTTGGCGCCCTTGTTTACGTTCCTATTGGTAATAAAAAATGGTCTAGCGTTGATCCTAACGCTGTAAACATTAACGCCCCTAACGGCGCTGTAATTCGTGACACCAATAACAACACCACTATTACTTTAGTACCTTCAGGGGTAACGGTAGTACACGGCAGTACCGTAATGGTTATTGACAACGCTGGAGTGACTATTACAGGGAATTTAACTGTTCACGGGCTTATTACTGGTGACGCTGGATTCCATATTACAGGCGGATCAGGCGCCACAATGCAAATTACTGGCGATATTAATCAAACAGGTAATTTTGCTAATACTGGTAGTTTGACTAATAATGGAAAAGCTGTCGGAAGTACACATACTCACGGTGGTGTACAAACAGGAACAGGAACTACAGGAACACCAACATGAGAACTTATGGAATAAATGAATCGGGGCAATGGGTAGAAGTGACCGAAACCAGCTATATTTGGTTGGCTACTTTAGCTCAAACTTTGCGCTTAAATCAAGGCGAAAGTCCTTATTATGCCAATTACGGAATACCGGCATATTCATCCGTATTAAATCAAGTCCCGCCCGACTTGGCAATAAACAGGACTCAAACTCAGTACGCCCCCTATTTTGCTAGTTTAACTGTCTTAAAAACCCAAAATACGGTTAATCCAACTTATAATATCAGTGCTGTATTCCAAAACGGAACAACTATTCAAACTACGGTGGCGACATAAATGGCAACTATAACTACCGCAGGTGCTATCCCTGCAAGTCCAACAGCGATTCGCGATGAGCTAGTAGCGACTGCAACCGCTTTAGCACCCGGATTGACAGCTAATTTGCCCGGCTCTTTAGTAGAAGATATGGCTTCTACAGCCGCGGGTGCAGCCGTTGTTCAAGATCAAGCTTATGTTGACTTAGTTAACTCTATCAGTCCTTATACCGCAAACGCATCTATTGTCTATCAATTGGGCGCTGTTTATGGCGTTCAACAAGGTCAAGGATCAAACACTTCTGTATTCGTTGTATTTAGCGGAACAGTAGGTTTTGTAATTCCTAGAGGTTTTATTGTTTCTGATGGCTCTTATCAATACACAGTTCAAGATGGCGGAATTATTGGTTCTACTGGCGTAAGCGCATCTTTGTATTGTCTTGCAACAACTTTTGGTTCATGGGCTGTACCAGTTAATTCAGTAACTCAATTAGTTACATCTGTTCCATCAGGAATTACCCTTACTTGTACAAACCCTTCAGCGGGAGTAATTGGCACTACAGCTCAAACTTTACCTGATTATCAAGCGCAAGTTATTCAAGCTGGATTAGCCACTGCTCAAGGAATGCCAACTTTTCTTAGAACTCAATTACAGAAAGTATCTGGAGTTCAAGCACGATTAGTCGGCATTCGGGTAGCGGGTACAAATCAATGGGAAATAATTGTCGGCGGCGGCGACCCTTATGCAGTCGCGAATGCTATTTTTACTGGCGTATTTGATATTTCTACTCTTGTTGGATCAACTACAACCGCAAGAAATATTACTGTATCTATTGACGACTATCCAGATACTTACAGTATTACTTATGTCAATCCACCACAGCAAACTGTAAATGTTTCTTTACTTTGGAATACTACATCGACTAACTATGTATCCCCTACGGCTATTGCTCAATTAGCAAATCCAGCAATTGTTAACTATATTAACAGTATTTATGTGGGACAACCGATAAACGTATTTGAATTACAAAATGTATTTCAATTAGCAGTAGCAAGTATTTTACCGGCAACTTTAATCTCCCGCATGGTATTTACGGTAGAGATTAACGGAAGTATTGTCGCACCAACAACCGGTACAGGATTAATTTTTGGAGATTCAGAAAGCTATTTTGAAACCAATACTAGTGCAGTTATTATTGCCCAAGGTTAAATATGACCCAGCAATTACTCCCGGCGTATTTATATCAGCAATATAGCTATAGTGATACTACACAGTATTTGCAAGCATTTTTTGATGCTTACAATGAATTATCACAAACATATTTAGATAACACAAATAACTTAAATTTACCTAATTACACTATTCAGTCTAGAGCTTTATTAGATTGGGTTGGAAAAGGAATTTACGGTATTCCAAGACCTACTTTTGCATTAGGAACTTATACTTATTTAGGTTCTTATGACACCGTGCCATACGATACTTTAGCGTATGATGCGGAAAAAATTATTCCACCTTCTAGTTTTTATGTAACCAATGATGATATTTACAAAAGAATTATTACTTGGAACTATTATGAAGGTGATGGAAATCAATTTAATACAACTTGGTTAAAAAGACGCATTCAGCGATTTTTACAAGGTACAAACGGTTATTTGCCAGTATTAGATAACACTTATCAAATTAGTGTTACGTTTGCTACTTACAATGTCGTTGATATACACATTTCCGCGGGCGGATTAGTCGCAAATGCACCAATTTTAAATGCTGGTATTCAATCAGGTGTTTTACAGCTACCATTCCAGTATACTTACAATGTGACTTATTAAGGCATAATTTATGACTACTCTGTTATACGCTAATAACGCAACTACCACTTTAGCCGCCCCGATCAACACTACGGCTACGGTTATTTCTGTCGCACCCGGCACAGGTAGTAATTTTCCTTCGCCTACATCTGGTCAAAGTTTTAGAATTACTTTAAATGATGCTGCAACGGGGTTAATCTATGAAATTTTAGATTGTACTGCTCGTTCAGGCGATTCTATGACTGTTTCTAGAGCACAAGAAGGTACTACTGCTTATTCATGGTCTGCTGGCGATAAAGTATCTATGTTTCCAACAGCAGGAACAATGCAAAATTTAGCTCAAAATAATGGATATGGGGCTAATGGAAACTGGAATATTAATATTTTAGGTAATGCAGCTACAGCTAATTCTGCTGCAACAGCAACAAATCAATCTGGTGGTACTGTTAATGCAACAACAGGTGCATTTAGTGGGGCTGTTAATGTTTCTGGATTATTGTCTGCGTTAAATGGCTATTTACAAGCAGGAAATCCTTCAGGAACTCATGCTCAATATAGTTTATCAGGTGGATTAAGTTTAAATGGTGCAGCATTTAATCCAATAGTTACTTTAAATCAATTTCAACAATTTTTATCAGGTGTTTATGGTTATGAAATATTTCCAGATGGCACAATTATTCAATGGGGAAGCGCTGGGCAACTAAACGGTGCTTCACAACCAGTTCAATGGTTTTTTCCAGCAGCTTTCCCTAATTATTGTAGTTTAGTTATTGTAACAAATGGTGATGGCGCTGCAAATATTGATGCAGTAGTTTCAACAGGATATGGAACTTGGACACAAACTTTTGTCCAATGGTATACATCAAATAATACTATTGATACACGAATGAATTATATTGCTATTGGAAAATAAAATGATTTATTACTCTAAAACAACTGGTGGTTTTTATCATTTAGAAATTCATGGAAAAAACATTCCACCGGATTCTGTAGAAATTACAGATCAAATTTATATGTCATTGATGCAAGGTCAATCAAATGGACAAACTATTGTTGCAGATTCTAATGGTTTTCCAATTAATGCTTCACATCCTTTACCAACCAATGAACAATTACTTGTAATTATAAAAAATAAAGCAATAAATTTGTTATCAAATTCAGATTTTGCAACATTGCCAGATGTAAATTTAACAAATAAAAATGAGTGGATTATTTATAGAAAATCTTTAAGAGAAATAGCTATTAATCCAACTATTGATGCGGTATTTCCTAATAAACCACTAGAAATATGGAGTTAAATAATGACTTATAACTATGGCAGTCCAATTACAGGAACTTTAGCTGGAACTACAGCAATTGTTTCGTTACCTAATGTTGTTTATCCAGCAACTATTGTTTTAAATTCTGCTAATTCTGGTAGAACCATTCAATTTTCCTTGGACAATGGCTCAACTTTTTATGCGGCAGTTACTCCAACTGGAACTGAAACAAGTCAAATTTATTATGTATTAACTTTCCCAGTTACTAATATTAAGTTTACTGGCGCGGCTAACGATACGTATTCTATTATTTAATTGTTTTAACAAGGGTTTGTCATGACAATACTGCTATTTTCTAATCAAGCCCAAACTGCACTTGCTTTGCCTGTAAGTAGTTCTGATACTACTATTACAGTAGCAAGCGGTACTTCTGTTAATTTTCCAAATCCTCAATATGCGGAAGCATTTAAAGCTACATTAGTTCAATCAACAAATAATCTTATTGTTGAAATTGTTTTAGTAACTAATGTAACTGGAGATGTATGGACAGTTTTAAGAGGTCAAGAAGGAACTGTTGCAAGAGCATGGAGTATTGGCGATTTTGTAGTTAATTTAATGACTGCGGGTACAGGTAAAGCTTTTGCACAGCTTTATGGCATGGAAAATGGTTACTATTCAGCAGCCTTTCAAAATGTATTTGGCGTATCAGGGCAAGTAGAATCTTTACCTGTCAATCCTATTGATCTTGTTAATAAACAATACGCTGATGGTTTAGCGCAAGGATTAACAGCTAAAGGTGAATGTCAATGCGGAACTACTCCTTTGGGTGGCAACATTACATTGTCAGGCTTACAAACCATTGACAATTACACAACTTTGGCTGGTGATCGTGTTTGCGTAAAGAATCAAACTAATCCAGCAGAAAATGGTATTTATGTAGCATCTAGCAGCGCATGGTCAAGATCAGCCGATATGAATATCTGGACAGAAGTTCCAAGTGCATTTACTTTTATTCAAAATGGTACAGTCAATGGCGGTACTGGATGGGTTGTTATTGCTCCTGAAATTGGCGTAATTAATACAACCCCTATTGTTTGGACTCAATTCTCAGGAATTGGTACTTCAGGATATTCTGGATTTTCTGGTTACTCTGGAAGCGGTATTTCTGGATATTCTGGATTTAGTGGTTATTCAGGAATATCTGGTTATTCTGGCTATAGTAGCTATTCTGGATATTCAGGAATTAGTGGTTTTTCAGGGTATAGTGGACAACAAGGAACATCAATTAATATTAAAGGTTCTGTTGCAACCCCAGCCGATTTGCCACTTGTAGGAAATCAAGTTAATGATGCTTACATTGTTGACTCTAATGGTGATCTATATGTATGGAATGGATCAGCTTGGTTTAATGCAGGTCAAATTGTAGGTACATCTGGTTACTCAGGTTATTCTGGAACATCAGGATATAGTGGCTATTCAGGCTACTCTGGTTATTCAGGCTATAGCAGTTTTTCTGGTTACTCTGGTATTTCTGGATATTCAGGTTTTAGTGGAATTAGCGGATATTCTGGATCAGGTGTTTCAGGTTACTCTGGCTCTGGAATCTCAGGATATAGTGGCTGGTCTGGTATATCAGGCTATAGCGGATATTCAGGAATTAGTGGATATTCTGGAACATCAGGTTTTAGTGGTTATAGCGGAATTTCTGGCTACTCAGGAATAAGCGGATACTCTGGTACAAGTGGCTATAGTGGTATTTCAGGTTACTCAGGCTTTAGCGGAATTTCTGGATATTCAGGAAAAAGTGGATATAGCGGAATAAGCGGATACTCTGGGATAAGTGGATATAGCGGATACTCTGGAATTTCAGGTTATAGCGGATCAGGCGTTTCTGGTTATAGCGGATTTTCTGGCATAAGCGGATACTCAGGTTTTTCTGGTATTTCTGGCTACTCAGGTTTTTCTGGTATTTCTGGATACTCAGGTTTTTCTGGTATTTCTGGCTACTCTGGTATTTCTGGTTATTCTGGTATTTCTGGCATTTCAGGTTATAGCGGAACATCTGGCTTTAGTGGATTTTCTGGAATCTCTGGATTTAGCGGTATTTCAGGCTTTAGTGGCTATTCAGGTATAAGTGGTTACTCAGGTATTAGTGGATACTCTGGAACATCAGGAACAAGCGGATATAGCGGTTTTAGTGGCATTTCTGGCTACTCAGGATCAGGTGTTTCTGGTTATTCTGGATATAGCGGATCAGGTTTATCTGGTTTTAGTGGATATAGCGGAATTTCTGGTTATTCTGGTGGTGTAGGTGCTGGCGGTTCTATTGGCTGGTATGGTGCTTTTTATGACACTACAGCAGCACAAACAGCATCAAGCACAACAACAGCTTATCAAGTTTTATGTGGCTCAACAGCGATTAGTAATGGAATTAATTTAGTTTCCAATGCTGTTACTTTTTCCAATACTGGAATTTACAACTATTCATTTAGTTTACAAGTATCAAATCCAAACAATTCTGTATCAACTGTAAGTGTTTGGTTTAGATTAAATGGTACAGATTTACCAGATTCAACAGGAACTTTTGCAGTACCACAACAACATTCAGGAACTAATGGTGTTTCTGTTGTTGGCTGGAATCAAATACTTAGTTTAAATGCTAGTGATTCCATTACTATGTATTGGCAGTCTGATGTTGCTGGAGTTCAACTTGTAACTCTCCCTGCTGGCACAAGTCCAACAGTACCAGTATCACCAGCAGTAGCAATTAATGTTGAGCAAATTGCTTATTCAACTTCTGGTTATAGTGGAAAATCAGGCTATTCAGGAATTTCTGGTTACTCTGGTATTTCAGGCTACTCTGGTCAATCTGGTTATTCTGGAAGTGGCATATCAGGTTACTCTGGATCAGGTGTTTCAGGCTACTCTGGATTTAGTGGTTATTCTGGATATAGCGGATCAAATGGCGCAACAGGTACAAGTGGCTTTTCTGGCTATTCTGGTTTTAGTGGAATTTCAGGTTACTCTGGATTTAGTGGTTATTCAGGTATATCTGGATATTCAGGATATAGCGGTATTTCTGGTTATAGTGGTATTAGTGGAATATCTGGTTACTCTGGAATCTCTGGATATAGCGGAATCTCAGGGTACTCTGGTAGATCAGGCTATAGTGGTATTTCTGGTTATAGTGGGTTTAGTGGTTATTCTGGTTATAGCGGATCAGGTTTATCTGGTTTTAGTGGATATAGCGGTATTTCTGGCTATAGTGGTATTTCAGGTTATAGCGGGATTTCTGGATATTCTGGAATTTCTGGTTATTCAGGTGCAACAATAGCTTTACCACAAGTAACTACTTATGCTTCTGGTAGTGGAACTTATACAACTCCAGCAAATACCAAATACCTAATTGTAGAAATGATTGGTGGTGGTGGTGGTGGTTCAGGTGGTGGAACTGGTTCATTTTCAACTGGTGGTGCTGGTGGTAGTACTACTTTTGGTTCTAATACTTGTATTGGCGGTGGTGGTGGTCCAGTCCCTTGGTCTGGAGTTGGTGGTTCAGGTGGTTCAATTTCTCTTGGAACAGGAACAAAATTAACTGCTGTTGCTGGTGGTTATGGTGGTGGTGCAGGATTTATAGCAGCAGGTCAACAAGGTCAAACAACTGTATGTGGCGGTAATGGTGGTAATGGTGCTTATGGTGGTGGTGGCGCAGGTGCTTCTTATGTGGGTGGGGCTGCTAGTGGTGCTGGAAATACTGGTGGTGGTGGTGGTGGCGGTGGTGGTGGAAATGATACAGCACAAATTTATACTGGTTGTGGTGGTGGTGCAGGTGGATTTATAAAAGTTTTAATTAGTTCCCCAAGTTCAACTTATTCTTATGCTGTTGGTGCTGGTGGATCAGGTGGTTCTGCTGGTTCAGGATCTAATGCTGCTGCTGGAAATTCAGGTGGAGCAGGTTATATTTCGGTAACTGCTTATTTTTAAGGAGAAATAATGCAAAGATATGCAATTATTGATGGTATAAATGTTGTCAATGTGATTAACTATGAAACACCGCCTGATCATCCATTGCCGGGATTAGATTCAAAATATATAGCTGTAGAATCTGACGTGGCTAGCCCCGGATATACCTATGTTAATAATATTTTCACTCCACCACAACCTTATCCTTCATGGATATTAGAAAATAATGTATGGATTCCACCAATTCCTGCACCAAATAATACACTTTGTATTTGGGATGAATTAACAAAATCATGGAAAATATATTAAATTTTGATATGATTTTAAAAAGATCAATGATGCGATCAAAAGGACAGAATGAAATACAGCATAGTAATACCTACTTACAATAATTGCGAAAAATACCTTAAACCCTGTATAGATTCAATTATCAAATACACCGAAATGACCGACATAGAGTTGGTCATTTCTGCCAATGGATGTACCGATAATACAGAAGCCTATTTAACATACTTGGCTTCTGCTATACCCAATTTAACAGTTGTATGGAATAAAGACCCTTTGGGATATTCTAAAGCTACTAATGAAGGCATCAAAGCAGCTACAACTGATAAAATTATTCTCTTAAATAATGACACAGTTCTGTTAGAACAGCCTAAAAATCAATGGTTAGAAATACTTGATAAACCTTTTGCAGATCCTGATTGCGGGATTTCTTGCATTATTAAAGGACATTCAGAACCAGCAAATCACTTTTTTGCAGTATTTTTTTGTGTAATGATTCATCAAAAAGTATTTGATAAGATTGGTTTGTTAAACGAAGAATATGGTGTTGGTGGTGGAGAAGATACTGAATTTTGTATAGAAACTGAAAAAGCTGGATTTAAAGTTATTGAAGTATTTGAAAAACTTTGGAACGGAGAACAATATACAGGTGGTTTTCCTATATATCATAAAGGTGAAGGAACAGTTCATGACCCAGAATTGGTTAAAAATTGGGAGCATATATTTCTTAAAAACTCTTTAAAGCTTGCTAAAAAATATAATTTTGATTGGTATCATTGGAGATTGGGAAATTACTATGAAAGGGCTGTATTCCTTCAGGGTGATGAAGTATTTCCTAGAGAAGTTACCAGATATAAATGGGCTAATGAAAACCTATTAGGAAAAAAAGTATTTGAATTGGGATGCTCTAGTGGCTATGGCACACAGTTTTTTCCTAAAGACATAGACTATACAGGTCTAGATTATGATCCTATTATTGTAGAAGTAGCACAAGAACAAAATTGGTTACCTAATGCTAAGTTTGTAAATGCTGATATTAATCAATATGAGTTAGATCAATACGATACTATCGTAGCTTTTGAAGTAATTGAACATTTAGATAACGGTTTAGAAGTAGTAGAAAAATTAAAAAATCATTGCAAAAGATTGTTAATAACAGTTCCTATGAATGAACCTGTTGGTTTTTGGGGACATCATCATAAAATTCATGGTTTAAATGAAAGTCATTTTCCCGGTTTTAAGTTTAATTACATCAATGAATTTGGACAAATTAAAGATCAACCAGATCCTTTGAATGAACATAATCATCTTAATTTAATGATTTGCCGGTGGACAAATGAGTAAAATTTTATGTTCTGTAGCTACAAGGGGGCGTTATCATACAACGCTCCCTTTGGTTTTAGAAGCCATTATTAATCAAACTAGATTGCCAGATAAGCTGGTAATTTTTGATGATAATGATGAACCTGAAGATATGAGGGTAAACCCTATATATCAACATTTTTTTCAGATTATGGACATAAAAGGTCTTAAATGGGAATGGCTATTTGCTGAAAAGAAAGGGCAACATCATATTCATCAAATGACTAACAAGATGGGTTATGAGTGGGTTTGGCGCGTTGATGATGATTGCATCCCAGAGCCAACAGTATTACAGAGTCTGTATAGCTACGCTGCTCAGATCCCTCAGCTAGGGGCTGTGGGTGGAGCTATCATCACAGGGCAGCCAATCAATGCTTCAAAGTCTACGGGTCTAATCGATAACATCGATTCAGAACCGAATATTCAATGGGACTTTATAAAAGGCGTAAAACAAGTTGAGCACCTGCATTGCTCATTTTTATACCGCGCTGGTGTCTGTGACTACAATCTAGGGTTATCCCGAGTAGCCCATAGAGAAGAAACACTTTTTACTTATGGATTACACCAAAAAGGCTATAAGCTACTAACCGTACCTTACGCAACTTCTTGGCATTTAAAGAACCCTCAAGGCGGTATTCGTGCTGAAAACAAAAAAGAAATGTATGACCATGACGAGTTTATTTTTAGGAATATTCTCCAATATCGTGATAAAACCATTGTGGTACTTAATGGCGGGCTTGGCGACCACATTGTATTTAGTCATGTATTGCCTTCAATCCCTCGCCCTGAAATTTTTACATGCTACCCTGAAGTGGTTCCCGGGCGACCAATAGCTGAAGCTCAACATCTTTTTGGCAGTATTGAGCCTTGGAATATCTACGCCAAAATGGATCAATGGAAGTGGACTGATAGTTTAGAAAATGCTTATAGAAAGCTCTACCTATGATCTTGATACATCCTTTTGCCAAGCCTTTAGTCAAGGGCGGAGAAAACCCTAAAAACTATCCATATTGGGAAGAACTTGTATACGAATTGCAAAAAACTAAACATGTTGTTCAGATTGGTTTAGAAGGTGAAAAGCAACTTGTCGAGGATTTTAGAAAAGGGCTAACCATGCCGCAACTGCGTCAGCTCATTAAAGAGTGCAATACATGGATTGGCATCGATAGTTTCTTTCAGCATTTAGCTTGGGGCGAAGGTAAGCCGGGGATAGTGCTTTGGTCAGTGTCAGATCCAAACATTTTTGGACACCCTGAAAACATTAATTTACTAAAAGACCGTAAATACTTGGCGTCGAATCAATTTCTTTGGTGGGACTTTACACCTCATAATTCAGAGGCTTTTGTAAAACCTCAAGAAGTGTTAAAATTTCTGTAACTTTTAAGCGTTTAAAACAGAGGGGTAAACTATGTCTTGGGAATCAATAATTGCGGCAATTACCCTAGCGTATATGTTTATCAGCGGTCTTATTGGCTGGTGGACAAATAGTATATCTCGTAGCCAAAAAGAAGTCAGCGATGCTCAAGCCCAGCTTGCCAAGGACATGAAGCAATTAGAAGTCATGCTTCCCAACGAATACGTTAAAAAAACCGATTTAGATCAAAGATTAGCTAGAATGGAGCATACGCTAGACTTAATCATGGCGAAACTTGATACAAAGGCTGATAAATAATGTTTGCAAAAATTTGTGCTCTCCTCCGTAAAAAGCCTGTAGAAACCACCCTTCCTCCTTTCCCTGTGGAATTGCCAATTAAAAAAGAATTGGTAAAAAAAGCTACTACCCGTAAGCCCACAGCCAAAAAAACTGTTGCCAAAACTGCTACAAAAGTAGCTAAAAAGACAACAACTAAGAAAAAATGAAAGATGTTTTAAGACAGCTTCTTACTGGAAAAGATAACCAGACTTACGATATTGGTAGGGTGAGCTGGCTACTTGGCATTTTAGCCATCATTGGCGTTGCAGCGTTTGAAGTTGTTAATGGGCAAGTTAGCCTTCGAGAACTTGCTGAAGCTTTAGGCATTGTTTCTGGAGCTGGTGGCGCAAGCGTTATGATGAAAAAAGACACGGAGCCGCAATAATGTTTCCGTTATCGGCGATAACTTATGTCAAAATTATCGTGGGTGTTATTCTTTTATCTGGGTGCTTTTACGGTTACGTTGAGCATAATCGTTTTGAGGCATATAAGCGAGAAGTACAGATCGCGGCAGATAAACAAAAAGCGGAAGTCGAATCGATCCAAAAACAGCACGAATTAGTAACTAAGGGGATTTCAAATGAGTATGATGCGAAACTGGCTCTTGTGCGTCAGTATTATGCTAACGGGGTGCGCCAACCAAATGGTAGCAGCTCCGTGTCCGGCATTTCCACAACCTCCAGCATCACTAATGAAAGAGCCGCCTACAATCAACTTGCTGAACGATGTACAGAAACAACCCTCCAGCTCGAAGAATTAAAGGCTTGGATTAACGCTCAAATTGGAGTTCAATAGTGGAATACTCTAAAGATGGCTTACATCTTACGGAGCAGTTTGAGGGCTGTAAGCTAACAGCCTATCCTGATCCAGCTACTGGCGGTGATCCGTGGACTATCGGCTATGGGCATACGGGCGCGGATGTTCACCCCGGATTGACCATTACTCAAGAACAAGCCGAAGCGCTGCTCTTGAAAGATATTCAAAAAGCCGCAGCGGATGTTAACGCCAAAGTAACTAAAGACATTACGCAGCCTGAATTTGACGCCCTTGTAGATTTTACGTTTAACTGCGGCGCGGGCAATTTTAATAATTCCACGCTGTTAAAAAAGATTAACGCGGGTGATTTTGATGGCGCTGCTCATGAGTTTGAAAAATGGGATATGGCTGCTGGAAAGCACATGGCGGGTTTGTTGCGCCGTAGGCATGCGGAAGCGCAAGAATTTATTTCGGGTATAGCATGAGTGCAGATTTTTTTGACGAGGCGTCTGACATGGAAGCGTTACATCGTGACTTAGCCATAAAAGCTATTCGTAATGAAAAGAAGCACCCCTACACCGGTCATTGTTTATGTTGTAATGAAATTATTCCAGAAGGCAGGTTCTGTTCCGCAGAATGTCGTGAAGATTGGGAAATGGAACAAAAAATTAGAAAAATAGCTGGAAAAAACTTATAAGTCATTGAATTTACATGTAGTTCGATTACTATTCGCACTACTGTCATAAGGATTGCTATGCCGTTTACGCCCGGGTGTTCCGATGAAGATTTTATTGCGTTGTGGAAAAAACTAGGCTCCCCTACCCTTGTAGGAAAAGAACTAGGTATAAACCCTAGAAGTGCTATGACCCGGCGACGAAATATCGAAATTCGATACAAGATAGAACTTCCTACCAGCAATTCTCAACGGGATGAAAAGAAGCCCCCACTCAAAAAAGTAGAACAAGCAGCCCATAACGTCCGAAGGGGTATAGACGTTGACAAGGTTAAGCGCGTTATTGTGTTTTCAGACGCCCATTTTACTGATACCACTACAACCGCGTTTAAAGCCCTTTTAAAGATGATTAAGAAGTTCAAGCCAGAAGTCATCGTCTGCAACGGCGACGCCTTCGATGGACAGGTTTTGAGCCGATTCCCGTCAATTAATTACGATGCCAAGCCTACCGTTCTGCAAGAACTAGAGTATTGCCGTCAGCACCTAGATGAGATCGTTAAGCATAGACCTGCGGGCTGTCGGCTAATATGGACGCTAGGCAACCATGATATGCGCTACGAAAGCTGGCTAGTAAACAAGGTGCCAGAATATAGCGGCGTAGATGGCTTTAGCCTTAAATTCCACTTTCCTGAATGGGAAACCTGCTGGAGCTTCTGGGTTGGAGAAAATACCGTTATAAAACATAGGTTTAAGGGTGGGCGCGCGGCTGGATACAGCAATCTCATGGCGGCGGGCAACACAAACATTATTACGGGGCATACGCACGTTCTCTGTGTTAGCCCAATCAGTAACTATCAAGGCAACTTTTTTGGCGTCCAGACCGGGTGCCTAGCGGATCCTATGTCCCCCACCTTCGAGTATGTGGAAGATAATCCCCTTGATTGGCGGTCAGGATTTGTGATACTGTCTTTTGACCAAGGTAGAATGTTAATGCCAGAGCTGATAATGGTCAGCGATGAGCAAAACGGCGAGTACGAGTTCCGCGGAGAAATTCACAGGGTGTAAACATGACTACTATCGTTGGTGATTGGGCTACTAAAGTGTTGGTTTCAGACAGTCAATTTTCAGATGAAGATACTGGTATCAAATACTTTGAAGAAAAAGTCGTCCAAATCGATGGCGGATGGCTAGGAGTTGCGGGCAATTGGAGTGATTGCGAAAAAGTTGTTGAATACATCAACAAGAAAAGCAAAGTTAAGCCAAAATTAAAACCGGATAGTTCTTTCATAAAATTGACCAAAGAAGGTCTTTTTTACTGCGGTGAAGATCTTGAATGGGAAAGAGCTAAAACCTTTATGGCTATTGGCTCAGGGGCTATGGCTGCGGAAGTTTGCATGCGGATGGGGCTAACACCCGAAGAAGCCGTGAAGTGGGCTTGTAATGTCGATTTAAAAAGCCACGAACCTATTAAAACTTACAACCTATAAGTACAAAATTTGCAACTTTGTAGACATATTGTCGATATATGTACGTTTTTGTTGACATTTTGTACATAAAATGTGTAACTAACTACACATTTGTTGACTTATTAATGAGTCCTTAAATAGCTTAAAGCCTTATTAATGAGTCATTTAACATACTTTTATTATTGTTAACATACAGTGTGTTAACACTTTTTCTTACAAAATACCCCGTTTGGGAATATTTTTCTACTTTTGCACACTTTTTCATCAATTCTTCCCGTTAGGGAAACTTTTTCTTATGTAGCTGACCTATTTTAAAAACGCTTGTAAGTGCATGAAATTTCAATAAAAAATCATGCAAAAATAGGACATTGTTGTCCGATATTTGTATATCTTTTTCATACCTATAAGTATGAAAAAAGGTTCCAAATTGGAACCTTTAGGTATTAAAACTAACTTTATTTAGTTTTTACTATTTTAAAGAACTCTTTAATAGTAGACAAAGTTGACTGTAACCAGAACTCATTTACTTGTCTGACGCGCTCTACCAACTCTTCATATTGTTTAAATGGTTTTTCAAAATCAAACATAGCAATCTCCTATTTATGTTGCAATGCAATAATTATAAAACATTATTTTGTAGCTAGCAAGTACGCTCCATAATTGGCAAAAGCATAGCCCGCGTACATAAAAGCCAAACCGTAGTCGCCTTTAAATAGGTTTTCTACAAAAATATAAGCGTAAATTAGCCCTGTAACGACAATTAGCCAAGGCGTCATATGTTAGCTAATAGCTTATGGATACGAGCATTGAACCAACGCCTAACAGCATAGCTACGAATTACTGAGATGACAGTGTATAGCAGACCCATATAGAAGTTAGCTAACAGACTAATGTGAAAGCCAAACAGCGGGAATATCAACAAATTGGCGATGTAATTAATGGTAAACCCTATCAGTACATTCACCCATGCCTCGATAAATGAACCTAATTTAGTTTGACTCATATCAAAGCATCCTCAAATTTATATTCTTCGGCTTTCTTTGCCCGCATATATTTAAACCACCAACCTTTACGCAATGAGCAAATAGCGATGGCTTCTTCACGCCTTGCAGCAATTCGCATAGGCTGATCGTTTTCGTCAAACACAATATAGCTCATGGCATTAGCTCTTTAGGTGGGCGATCATCGCCTTCTGGATAAGTTTTGGCGTAAAGTGTAAGCATACGCAAGTTGCACATGGCATGAGCAAGGTGCGGTAAACCAGATTCTTCATCGTTTTCCTCACCGGCTTGCCACTTAGATAAATGACGCAGGGCGCAAGCTAAGGGGACTGACCAATCCATACCTTTAGCCCAATTCCATGCAGCGTATTTTTGTTTGCCGTATGCCCATACGCGAGCTTCATCTTCAAGGGTGCATAGTGGTATCAAGCTCATGTCGGGTTTGCCTGTGTTATACCGAGCGCCTGAACCTTTTGCAGTGCTATTAACGTCGCCAATTCCGCCGGGATTATTCGGTTCAAAATGACTCAAAATGTTTTCCCTCCCCAAACTTGTTGCTCTAAATGACGCACATAGCTATTTTGATGGTCAATATGCTTAATCAGCTTATCGTACATAAGATGCCAATAATCAACATCGGCTAATGCTTTAGCCAAACGCTCTTGCAACTTGGCTATTTCTATTTCATCCATT